CTAATGGTTTTGCTAATTTGTCTGCTGTTTTTGTCATAACTTTTTGTTTTTAAAATTTTGCTATATGTGCGAATGTTGATTGTAACCAGTCCAACACATTTGGGAAACCTTCTAATATTCTATTCTTCAAACCATACTTTAAGAAAGTTTGTTTGTCAAATTTGGTAGTAGGTTCATTGTATCTGTCCATAATTTTCATACGGAGATTGCCACTAAATGTTGGTTCTGCTAACTGCATCAATTTACGATTTCTTTCGCAAATTACCAAATTATCTAAGAATAATTCGTGTGCTTTTGATTTTTTTGTTAATGTGTTTACATAATCTACCATATCGTTGGTGTCAACTAATTGGTGTTCCGATAACATTGGAAATGCTTTCATAATTGATTTAACACCCAATCCACTTATACCTTCAACATTGTCGGATTTGTCTCCGTCAATCATTCTGAAATTTATAAAATTATGTGGATGAATACCAAATTCCTCTACTACTTCTGGAATATTGTAAACTTTCTTTTTAGATGGTGAATATACACTCACATCTTTATTTACCAATTGAAGGAAATCCTTATCCGTACTCATTATCACAACCTTTTCGTTTTCTTGTCGTAGGGTTGTAGCAATATAAGCCATAACATCATCTGCTTCAATACCATCATAAATCATAATGGAAACAGGTAATGATGAAAGTAGTTCACCTAATCCGGTCATTTGACGCTTCATAGATACACCTTCTTCTTCAGGGTTCATTTCAACGGATGCGGCACGATTCAATCTCATTTTGATTTTGTTCTTACCTCTCTCCGATTTGTAACCTGAATATATGTCTTTTCTACTTTGTGAACCACCTTTGCCGTCAAAAACAACGACAACTCTTGTGGGGTTAATTGTACGGATTGCAAAGCCGATACTTTTTAAAGTACCGACTATGCCTCCAATATGGTCTCCGTTATCATTAAGATTCGGAGCGGTTGACCAAGAACGAATGAAGGTATTAAGACCATCAATTACTAAAGTTTTAGAGTTGCGTTGCAAATCTCCAAATCCTTTATGTTCTTCATCTATTTCTTTTAGTATATCTAAATACTTTTTACTAATCTGACTCATTTGCTTCGTCCGTTGTTACTTCAACTTCATCCGAAAGGGAATTGTTCTTATATAATAATATTGTTGCCTCACAAATCCTTATGTAGATTTGGTCTTTAAGTTTCTCATCTAATAACATCTTTGGAAAGTCTTTAGATTGAAACTTCATAACTTCTCCTGATTCAATATCAACATATTCGTACCAAGCTCCTGCTTGCTTAAGGATTTTAGCGTCTTTCATAACTGCTAACCATCCACCATAATTGTCAATACCTCTATCAAAGAAAATGTCAAAGTCTGCATGTCTCAATGGTGGGCCCATTCTGTTTTTAATAACCTGACAACGAACTTTAATACCTACAATTCTATCACCTTGTTTCAATTGTCCCATATTCTTCAATCTCAATCTAACTGAACTATGAAATGCTAATGCTTTACCACCCGATGTTGTCCACGGGTCACCAAACATTGCGTTCATCTTTTGTCTTAATTGGTTTGTGAATACAAGTGCAATTGACTGACGACCAATCATATTAGTAATCTTTCTCATTGCTTTGGAAATAATAATAGCTTTGTCCGTTGCGTAACCATCTTTGTCGTAATCAGCTTCCATCTCTTTCTTTGAAGATGCTGCTGCTACTGAATCGACTACAATTGTAACTAATCTATCTTTGTCTCCTGTTCTAACCTTTTCAATAATTGTTTCACATGCTTCAAAAATACCTTCAACAGTATCAACTGAAACATATAATAATTTTGAAATATCTACTCCGATTGCTTCTAAGTATTCTCTACTTACTGCAGTTTCGGTATCAATCAATACGGCTACTCCACCCTTGCGTTGTGTTTCTGCAAGAATATGGGCAGAGAGCAGAGATTTTCCACTCTGCTCTAAACCCGTAATCTCACATATACGTCCAACAGGGAAGCCACCATAAGGTCTATTAGAGATTGCGACATCCAACATAGCATTACCAGTTGAAATCCAATCTTTAACATTGGTAGGAGCATCACCACCTTCATCATTTAGAAAGTAGGCAATCTTACCATCCTTATTTTGTTTGTTTAAGCAATCAGCAAGAATACTTGCTAAATCCTCTTCTCTTTTGGCCATTGTAACCTAATTTTAATTATTGAATAAATCATCAAATGCTGATGCTACATCATCCTTTGCTTTTGGAGCTTTAGGAGCTTCTTCCTTTTCCCAAGGTAAGTCACCACTAATATCCGATGTTCCACCTAAGTCAACCGATACACTTTTTTGTGTTGCCACAGGTTGTGTTTTTGGTTTTGGTGCTTCTAATTCTTCAACAATTTCATCATTAACTGCTGCTGATGGGTTTAACCAATTTTCTAAAACTGACTTTAATTCTGCGTAAGATAATTCTGAATATAATTCAGTAATTTCTTTTTGACCATCTAACAATTGTTGAATAGTTTCTTTAGAATCTGCCAATTTAGTTGTTGCAGGTTTAACTCTGATTGTTGTTGTTGGATAAGATGCGTTAGACTCTTCTGCTGACATTACTTCCAATACGATATCTCTACCTGTGTTTGGGTCTGTAATATCTCCGTAATCAGGGTCAGCAATATATCCTAAGATATCTTGATAAACTGTCTTACCGAATCCCCAGAATTTTACTCCTTCTGATTCTTTACCTCTTACGATAACTGGTACAAAAGTTCTTAACTTTGGTTCCATTTTCTTACCTGCTTTCCAATCATCGGTATCACCTGTTCTCTTAAGTTTTTCTGCAAACTCAACGATAGGGTCAGGTCGACCAAATGACATTGGACTTAAATAAGTCTTGTTGTTAATGTTGTAATGAAAGTAAAGTTCAATGAAAGGAATGTCTTTGTTGAACTTGTAAGGAACGATTCTCACTTGAGATTTTCCGTTTGCCGGTTTGAAAATTGAATCCGACTTTTTAGTGTTGTTTTGTAAAGAGCTAAATCTCTTTAGTGCCAATGAAATGTCCATTGTTTTGTTGTTTTTAGGGTTTAAAAATTTGTTTTTAAAGTTGAGGTTTATACTGATATATTCCTATATCTAAATATAACTTTTTCATCTTTTATTACTATAAATATACGACTATTTTTTGATATTACCAAATTTATTTTTGAAGGTTTTCAACCTTGCGATTTAGGTAAAATATAGCTTTTTTTAGGTCTTCCAGTTCTTTTTTGGGGTCTTTTTTACCTGCTCTTGCAACATATTTGACTACATTGAATAGGTAAGCATCTTTGTCTAATCCCCATGCTTCACATACTTTAATTACTTCGTATGGATTGTCTACTCCCCCATAGTGTTGAGGGCCGTCTACCATTTCTTTTACTTCCATATTTGATACCATTTTCTTTTAGGTGCAGGTTTACATAAACTAAATGGATTGTCTCCAAATGATGTTGTACCTACATATTTTGATGAAAACATATTTAAAAATACTTCGTGATATTTTTCAGGTATCTTACTAAAATCAGCTTTTATTTCTACATTTAATTCAATTGCACCATCTTCAATGGTTATCAATTTTAATGAATTGTAAGTTTCAACATATTGTGATGATTGAATGTTTAAGTGTCCTCCACCTAAAAATAACTCCGAATCTTTTTTCTTTTCTGCCATAACTTATTTTTTACTTTCCCAATATAATTCTCTAACCTTTGCTCCTAATTCGGCATCATTGGGTGTGTCTAAAATTGTTCTACTATTTACAGTAATTAAATTTCTATCTTCACCTAAATAACATTCTCTACATAATTGTCCTGCTCCCTCTACATAACCATATCTAAAATCGACATGAGTAGTTTTTAATGTAGTAGTTTCTTCACCACACATAACACAGGTTTCATAAATGTCAAATTCGTCTTTTTGTTTTCCTACTGATGTAACTAATCCGTTTTCATCAATTGTAAGTGGTACATGTTGTTCACCCATAATTTATTCTTTTATTGTTTCTAATTTGTTTTTCAATTTTACTGCAAGAGCACAAGTTTCATATTCCTCAAAGTCAATAAGGATTTGTAATTGTTCGTCTAATAATTCTGTAAATTCTCTACTATCAATGGATAATGTAATAACTATAATCTCTTTAATTAAGACTTTTGCGAAATCAACTCTCTTTTTTTTATTTCTTATTCCGAATGCAATACCATCTACGATTGCTTTTGCAAGTTCTCGTCTATTAATTTCAAAAATATCCGAAGGTTCGTTTGCGTGAATTTGAATTGGAGTGTATCTATTTCTCTTTGTCATGAACCAAATATAAGAAAAATATTTTAATTTTCCAAATTTTGGGTATTAAAAGATTTGAATACTTTTGTAGGTATCATTTTGTATCCTGTATTAGATGTTGTTAAGATACAATTTCTAAATTCTTCCCAATCAATCATATAAGAATTATCCAATTGACCACCCGTTTTTGACTTAACTACTTCATTAAGTGCATTAATAGTGTATATTGAATTAGATTGTTTCTTTCTATGTACTAAAATAGTTTTCCATTCCGAAGGGATTGCATTAGAACCTTTCTCAACATTAAAAGTAATAAATGCTTCTTCAGGTCTCACTTTACTTTCTAAAATGAAAACATTTGGATTAGTTAGAGTATAATTTGTTAATATAAAATCAACCGACTTATCCAATTCCTCCTTTGTCGTAAAAAGGCAAAGTAGTTGTGTATTCATTATTTTTTNGTTTTTTTACTAGNGGCTTTTCCTTTCAAACATTTTTGCATATCGTTACCTAATGCACCTAAAATTGATTTTGATTCTCCTTTAGTTCTATATGTTTCCTTACCTATTTGTACTGAACTTTTTTTATTACCAAAAGCTATCGAATCACTATCAGGATAAATTCTTAATCTTTTTGTCAAATGTGCAATAAGTTGTGCTGGGCCGTCTGCAGCATTTAATTTTTTAGTATCAAATCCGGATAGTTCTGCTAAACAATTTCTATAATATTCAGGCTCAACATTATCACCCCCAATATTTTGAGAACTCACACCATCACGTTCTCCACTAATATATGCATCAAAGTGCATTCTATATAAATAATCTTTTATATATGCTTGTTGATTAGGGCCATTATCACCATCTGGATTTTTGGGATATGAATTAGAATCTAATTTTTTATCTTCTTTTTGAATCGCATTGACCATTTGTGTATGTGCTTCAGCCATAACTTGACGCCTACCCGATGCTGCATCTTTTATAGAAGTTGTTGTTTTTTGTACTAGCACCATTTCTTCCTTTTTAATTCCATATTTTTTTATCGTTGCATCAAAATTATTTTCATTAATCTTTTCAACCATCTCACTAATTTTTTTAACACAAATAACTGCCTTTGTAGGTGGATACGGTTTTTCAGTTTTTCCAGCCGCCGCGATTGTAATTCTAACTATATCTTCGTCTGATGCTGGTAATTTAATTTTTAATTCTGCAGCAGTTTCACTTACCCATTTGGGTGGAGGTGTACCACCCATAAAATCATCTAAATAATTTTTATATTTTCCCAGCTTTAAAGGATAATTAGTTAAAATTTTTGTAAGTATTTTTATTTGAGCTTTTTCAACTTTGGGAGGTAATTTTTTTCTCTCTTTAACAAAATCAACACAGGAAGCTTCTAATCCTTCGGAAGCTCTTTTTACCATTTCACTTGTTTGTGCAAATGATTTTCTCAAGCTTGGAGAAAATTTTGAACCAAGTGTTTTTTCCATAGCTATAATTTTTTCATCTACGGATGTATTATTGTGGGGGTCAGCATATGATTTTTTATTAGATGTGTGTTTGAATCCAATGGTTCCATCAGTAGTTTCATATAAAATACCTGTATCGGTTTCTTTTAACTTATTTATATTATATAATTGCTTTTCATAATGTTTTTTATTTTTTGGGTCTTCTTTTATTTTTCTTTCCATTAGTTTTACAAGCATTGATTTGGATTGTTTATCCATCATAACCCCCAATGGATATGGCGGGTTTTGTTTTGGTGATGCCTTGTATTTTTTTTCTGTAAGTAATGTTTGTACTTCTGTTTTTGCCGTTTGTACTGCAACCTCTGCCCATTCTTTTCTATCATTTATAGGCATTGTTTTAGCAAGTGGAGTATTCATTATTTCTTTTACCATTGCAGCATCCTCTTGTGGTGTTGTATTTCCACCTTTTTCCCAGATTGTTGGAATATATTTACCACCATTGTTTTCAGCTAAAGAAGAACCTTCTGTTCCAGCTGGTCTTAAATAGTTATCATTAATCTCATTACTTCTCATTATTATAAAATCCGTAGCATATTTTTCAGGATCTTTTGAATTATCAAATTCATCTTCAGCTTGGGCGATTCTTTCCTCTACATGTTTTTTTATGTCTTTTTCTGCAAGTTTTTTTAAATCGATTCTATCTTTTATATTACTCTTGCTTTTTGATTTTTCTTTAGGTTCAAATACTTTACCACCTTTATCTTTACCAAATACATTTGATTTTGGTTTTACAGGTTTTTCATCGTCATCAGGTCCTGCATCAACCATATCAATATCTTTATCCGAATATCCTGCAGTACCCATCATACTCTTGGCCGTAGTATATGCTTTAGAGTTTTTCTTATAACCCAATGCAGATGCAACAGTTACCTCTCTATCGGTATCTGGGTTTATAAATTTTTGTTTTAATACTTTATCTAATGATTGCTTTGCTTCATTCAAATAAGAATAATATACTCTTGCTTTCTGTGCCATTTCGTTTGCATCAGAAANACCATTCTCTCTTAATATTTCTACTAATTTTGTAACTTGTTCCTCTTTTGTCAAATCAATAATACCATGTTCTACACGATATTCTAATTCTTTAAGGATTTCTTGGAAATTTATTGACATTTTTTATCTTTTATTTATCTTGCATTTCTAATTCTCTTCTATGTTTCTTTGCAACATCACCCATAAACTTTATAGCATCTTTTGGATTATCAAAACTCTTATCAATTTTACCTTGTAGTTTTTTAGGGTCATTACCATAGGTTGGTTCCAATGAAACACGATGTTTACCAAATTCTTTACCCATATATAAAGTATAGGTTGGCATATCACCATCACCCATATTATATACAATTGCACCACTACCATCATCTATTTGTGCATATCCATTACCACCAGATACTTTATTCAAATGATTTTCAACGGATGGTACTAAATCTTCTGGTTTTGATTTATTTAATGTAGATATTCCGTTCAAACTTGCATCTGGTTTTTTATCACCACCAAATACCGATGTGCCTTTAACTTTGGAAGCTTGTCCTGCAGTTGTAGTTTTACCTGCAATCTTTACTTTCGTATCAGGTCTTAACTTATGTTGTTTACTATAAGTGTCAAATGCTCCCTGAGACGAAAAATCAATCTCTTTTAATGGGATGAGGTTTATTAATTTCATATTATTATCTTTATTTCTTTTATAAATTTACCAATTACCACT